AAAGAATTGAAAAAGCTTTTGAATCGGCCAATTTAATGGCCACATTATCAAATCAACGTAGACTAATACTAGAAGAGTTTGAACAAAAATTAGTTTTTTTTAAAAATGGAGGTACTTTTAAAGTAACTCCTGAAATGATTAATTTTGTTAAGATAACGCTAGATTTAGGTCATACTCACGATGTTCCATTCATAGATTCTAATAATTTTCCTGTTGTGATTGAAGATGTTCAAGACTTTTTTGATAATTTAGTATCTGTATATTACGAATCGCTAAATGAATATTCTTTAAAATTCTCAGAACTTAAAACAAAAAGACGCATTAAGGATATTGTGAATCTATGACAAACGGTGCTGTAATCTTCGCATTGAATAATCATGACATCGACTATATTAAACTAGCAGTTTATTCTGCAAAACGAGTTAATAAATTTCTTGATTTACCAGTTACCTTAATAACTGATAAAAAAGATTGGTTCGACAAATATTATTCTGATTATAAATTTGATAAAATTATAGAGATACAATCGGATCCTTATACAAAACGAAATATCAACGATGGTGCTATATCGTCTAAACTTATTGATTGGAAAAATACTAATAGGCATAAAGTTTTTGATTTAACACCTTACGATAAAACATTAGTTCTGGATGCTGATTATATTGTCAACTCTTCTATATTAAAAACTGCGTTTTTAGTAGATCAAGAATTTCAAATTTACAAACACAGTTATGATATTTCAGGTTGGAGAAATAGTTATGAATTTACAAGAATAAATCCTTATTCTGTTCCTTTCTATTGGGCAACTTGCTTTGTATTTGAAAAAAGTATTTTTACACAATCTTTTTTTCATTTAGTAGAATATATAAAATCTAATTGGGAATATTTTAAGATCTTATACAATATCAATTCTAAGAACCATCTATTTAGAAATGATCATGCATTTAGCATGGCGATAAACGTAATGAATGGAAAAACAGAAGGGGAATTTGCGACAAATCTTCCAGGCAAAATGTATTTTTGTCGAGATACTGATATTTTAATTGATATAGATGATACGAAAATGACTTTTCTTTTACAAAAAGAAAAACATCTAGGAGAGTATTTTGTTTCTCAAACATCAAACTTAGATGTACATGTAATGAATAAAATGAGTTTAAGTAGAGTTTTAGACGGAGGAAGCAATGTCTAAAGGGTTTATAGTTGCAGCTCAAAATACGGATACTGTTGACTATATTAAACAAGCTTATGTGCTTGCTTTAAGTATTAAAAATAGTCAAAAGGATGTATCATGCATTTCAATAATGACAAATGATTCTGTTCCTGATACTTATAGGCATGTGTTTGATCAGATTATTCCTATACCGTGGCTGGACGATTCTAAAGATAAATCTTGGAAGGTCGAAAATAGATGGAAACTATATCATGTAACTCCGTATGACGAAACTATTGTATTAGATACAGATATGCTTTTATTAGAAGATATTTCATTGTGGTGGAGACATTGTAGTAACTACGAATTACTTTTTTGTAATCGTGTTAAAAACTATAAAAATGAATTAATTTTAGAGGATACTTTTTATAGAAATGCCTTCATTAAAAACAACTTACCTAATCCTTATTTTGCACTGCATTATTTTAAAAAATCAGATTTTGCTCACGAGTTCTACAAAGTTTTAGAATTTGTAGTTTTTAATTGGGAATGGTGTTGGACAAAGTTTGCACCTGATCATTATCAAAATTGGTTAAGTATGGATCTTGCTTCTGCTATTGCAATAGAAATATTAGGATGCCATGGGCAAGTCTTAGATTCTGCCGGCCCGTTAGAGTTTGTTCATATGAAACCAGCCCTTCAAAATTGGTTAGAAAAAACAACTCCTTGGTCTGAAATAGTACCCTTTTATGTAAACAGCAATGGAGAACTAATAATAGGAAACATGAAACAAACTAAGTTAGTTCATTATGTAGAAAAAAATTTCTTATCTGAATCTTTGATAAAAACATACGAAGGATTGTTAGTATGAAGGTCAAGCATCAACATTATTTTTATTACGATAATAAAACAGGCCAATCTTTAGGAATTTTTTTAAAAGAACCAGAGGAAGATGATTTTGCTATCGAAATTGATCACTCTTTTGCTTCTAAATTTTATACTGGAGAATTAGACTTATCGGAACATTATGTAACCTTAATAAAAGGTAATTTAGAAATTGTAAAAAAGCATTTGAATGTTACAAACAGTTATTCTTTTAGAGGCAAAACTCATTATGATATAAAGGATTATATCGAAGATGCAGATTGTCAGGTTATATGGAATTACAAAGACAGATCTTGGAATTTTTATTTTTCCGAGAAATGTAAAGATTTTTTTAATTCAGGTTTAATTTTAAGAAAAATATTTTTTTTTGTTACTCTTAAATCTGATTATGATTTTTTAATAAGAATAATAGATATAGAAACAGATGATGTTTTAAAAAATAATAGTTTATCTATTCCTTTCTCTAGTCATTTTGAGAACGATATTAAAAAAGTATCAATTTCAACATATGCAGTTTTTAGTTCTTACAGTTTAAAGGTTTCAAATGAATAAAATTAAAATTATAGAGCAAGATATGGTTTTTTTGAGTTACGACGAACCTAATGCGGAAAAAAATTACGCCGATTTGCTAACAAAAGCACCATGGGCAAAACGTGTACATGGTGTCAAAGGCAGCGATGCTGCTCATAAAGCGTGTGCTGCAGCTAGTGAAACTGAATATTTTATTACTGTCGATGCGGATAATATTATTGATCCAAAGTTTTTAGAAGTAGAAGTTGATTTAGATAGATTAGGTTTAAATTCTGAATATGTTTTTAGTTGGTGTGGCAAAGTCCATGTTAACGGTTTAATGTACGGTAACGGTGGATTAAAAATGTGGACTAGACAGTTTGTTAATAATATGCGTACACATGAAAATTCTGATCCGTCTGATGTTAAAGGTAAAGTAGAATTTTGTTTTGATGACAAGTATTATCAATTCAATGAAAATTATTCAGAAAGCTTTACAAATGAATCTCCATTCCAAGCATTTCGAGCAGGTTTCAGAGAAGGTGTAAAAATGAGTTTAAATCAAGGTGCTAAAGTTAACAATTTAAAAAGTATATGGTGGCAAAACTACCAACGATTGTTAATTTGGTGCAGTGTTGGAACAGATGTTAAGAATGGATTGTGGTCAATTTACGGAGCAAGACAGGGTGCATATCTAACAAATTGCACCAATTGGGATTATAGTCAGGTTCGTGATTTTGATTATCTAACATCACAGTGGGAAGAACAATATAGCAAAATTTCACAAGAAGATCTAATTTTAGAAATTTCAAAAATAGGACAAAATCTTGCACAGGATTGCGGATTAGAAATAGCAGATTTGGATACTAATGGATCTAAATTTTTTAAGATGGTCTACAATAATACACCGAGGGTAATTCATCGTGTATGATATTATTTTTATTAGTTATAACGAATCAAATGCTGATAAGAATTTTGAATTACTAAAAAAACGATTCCCATTATCTAAAAGAGTTAATGGAGTAAAAGGAATTCATCAAGCACACATAGCTGCTGCCAAGAAAAGTTTTACAAATATGTTTTGGGCAATTGACGGCGATGCAGAAATTTTAGATTCATTTAATTTTAACTATGAGGTTCCAAGAGATCAATTAGACTTTGTACATGTTTGGCGAAGTAGAAATCCAATAAATGATTTAGAATATGGTTACGGAGGAGTAAAATTACTTCCTAAGAAGTTAACCATGCTAATGGATATAAGTAATATTGACATGACTACAAGTATAAGTCATTTGTTTAAATCAATGGACGAAGTTAGTAACGTTACTTCTTTTAATACAGATCCGTTTAGTGCATGGCGTAGTGGATTTAGAGAATGCGCTAAACTTGCTAGTAGTACAATTGATAGGCAAGACTATTTAGAAACTTCTGCTAGATTAAAAATTTGGTGCAGTGTCGGTCGTGACAGACCGTATGGTGATTATGCTATACGTGGAGCACTAGAAGGGCGATATTACGGAGAAAAAAATGCCGGTAATAAACCGGCATTAGAGCTAATCAACGATTTTGACTGGCTTATGATTCAGTTTCAACAAAGTCAGACATCAGCGGAAACACTTTACTAATAACATCAGCACAAGTTTTTGCAATTTCTTGATGTTCTTTTTGCGTTCCATTTGCACTACGCAGTTCGATGAAATGAACCCAGCTTCGAAGTGTACCATTCATATATAGTTTACTTTCAATGAGTCCTTCTGGCAAAACAGCACGAGCTTGTTCTTTAGCAATACCGTTATCGATAGCCCATTTATAAGCCATACGTGCTTCACTAATTACATTATTTTGCCATTTTTTCCAACGTTCTTGCAGATTTTCGTCGTCAGTTTCTATACTGTTTTGTCGATTTTTTGTATCTTGTAATCTAGCTTCTCGAAGTACAAAGTTAAGATCTGTTGTCGGATCAGCATATCTTTGACTGAACTCTTGGAAACTAAAACTTCTGTGTCTGAGTATTTGGCGTGCTATATCTCTAGTTGTTGTAATTTCTAAACATGCTGAAACCATTTCAAGCGGGCTCCAGTGTTTATGCTTTACTAGATACTTAATAAGTTTTTCTGATGTCTCTGTGTTGAATTGATTACTAGGATTTGAAACTCTTGCACAGAATGCAATTAATTCTTGTGCATCGCCAATTCCTAGTTCCTCAAATTCTGCTGTTGGCTGTGAGTATGATACAAGTTTTACGTCCATTATAATTTCTTTTTCTTTAAAAATTTTTTTGTACTTTCTTCTACGTGCTTTTTGATAAGTTGTGTATCTAATTTAAAATCTATATTGTCTATTTTAGTTTCATATGACGAACATAAATCAGATAATGATTTTTCAAAAGACTCCCATCCTGCCCTTTTAGCTTGAGCCGATAATTTAATTTCCCAAGTTTTGCCATCTTTAAAATTTACTAAAACAGAATGTAAGTACCTAACAGGCATCACGTTTAGCTTTATATCACCAAACACTTCTGGCCAGTACGCAATGACTTCCTTGGGAAGAACTCTTCCCGATTTAGCCACTGTGATTTTTACGCTTTCTTTTTAGTAGGTACTAACTCTTCTGCTAAACGTCTGTATTGTGCAGCTTGTTTAGCTAATTTATCTGCCTGACTTCTGTAATATTTTGCTGTGTCTTCAGGAGATCCTGTAGGTTCAGCTATTACTTCCGACTCATTAACACTACTTGATGTTGTTTTAGCAACATTATCCTGTGTTTGTCTATCGTTTAGTGTTTCAGCAATTGAAGGCTCGCCAAGATCTCTAGTACGAGGTTTATCTTTAATGTCTGGTTTAACAGATAGTTCGTCAACTGGAATTCCTCTCTGTTCTGCAATAATTTGATTTAATTCAGACAATAAGACAGCTGATCCGGGTGCAGGTATCATTTCAACTTCATTAGTTGAAATTTTTATAAGTTTTCCTAATTGATGCATGGCATGTAACATATTGTATCCGTCAGGTGTTACTGTTCTGTCCATTGCTTCTGCAAATTCGTATGCTTCCTGTCCTGCCGCACTTTCCACAGTTGAAATTAGTGCGTTATGATAGCTATCATTTAATCCTTCTGTTGGAATAACTAGTGCCGAGTATGCATCGCCTGGTAATGTTCTATAAGCTACAATAACTCTTTTTCCGGACGATTTAAGTCTTCCTACATGCTTTAATGTTTGTGCCATGACATTTCCTTATTCTTGTGTAGCAACTGGGGGTTGTACTTGTGCTTGTGCTTGTGCTGCAGCCGATTGTTTTGCTACTGAATCTAGAAATGCTTCTAGTT